TTATTTAAGGGAACGGTTTTTGAACCATTTGTTTATTCAATAAAAGAATGGAGCAAGTTATTCCAAAATTTTCAGTAGTTTTAGTTACATTTGACAGATTAGATTTTACAAAACAAACGATAGATTCTTTTTTAAAAACTTCACCGCCAGATTTCGAAATGATTATTGTTGACAATGCCTCTACCGAATTTGGCTTTCAGGAGTATTTAACAGAATTAGAAAAAGATAATAGAATTAAAGTAGTCAGAAATAAAACGAATTTAGGTTGGGGAGCAGCAGTAAACATTGGTTTAAAGTATTGTCATACGGATTGGATTTTATTATCAAATAATGATGTTATTTACAAGGAAAATTGGTTTAAAAAATGCATTCAAGCATATAAAGATTTTCCAGAAATTGGATTATTGGGATTATGGAAGCATCCGTCAGGGCATACTATGCTTTTTGAAACTGAAAGGGGAGAAACAAAGTTAGTTGTTAAAGACCAAATGCCAGGAGTAGCTTGGTTTATGAAAAAAGAAGTAATTCAAAGAGTCGGTAATTTAGCAGAAGCAGGTCCTTGTTTGAATTCTGATGGGACACCGAGACAAGGAGGCTGTGGAGAAGATGTTAATTATTGTGTTAGAATGGCTCAAGCAAAATTATGGGTCTGCGGGTTGAAAGAGGATGTTGCTATGCATATAACAGGGACATAGTTTAAAATGAATCTAAGTATTGTAGTTCCAGTTTTAAATCAATTTGAATTATTTGAGAAGACTCTAAGTCAGATTATTTTGAATGCTCAAGATTTTGTTGAAATAGTTGTAATTGATAACGGGAGTAATGAAATACTTTCTGATTATTGGAGAAAAAAAAGGTTGTTAGGAAGTGAATATGTTAAGTTTGCAAGGAACGAAGAAAATATAGGCAATTACCCGATTTTTAAACAGGGATTAGAGTTAACTGATAATGAAGTTATAGCATTTTTTCATAGTGATTTGTTTGTCTACGAAAAGAGCTGGGATAGAAAAATAGTAAAAGTATTTGAAGAAAATCCAAGATTAGGTTTAGTTGGTTTTATTGGTTCAAATGAGATTGATAGTTTTGGTGGGAGAGGTTCAGGAACAATGTCAAATTTTCAAGGAAGAGAAGTAGGGATATGGAAAGGTTCTTCAGCAGAAGTTCACGGGAAGAGGATAAATGATTTAAGAAGAGCAGCAGTGGTCGATGGCTGTTCAATGATATTCAGGAGAAAGTGCTTAGAGGACATTAGTTTTGTTTCAGATTTTCCAGTTCATCATTTTTACGATAAATTGATGTGTTGTCAAACAATAGAAAAAGGATGGGAAGTAGGAGTTTTAGGAATTGAGTGTGACCATATTTCTGGGCAAACTGTAAATCAGGAATCGAAATATCACGTTTTAGCAGAGAAATGGATGAAAGAAAAATGGGAAAATGTAGATAACTGGATTGAAAAGAATAAGGATTGGTTTAATAATCCGCAAAATCCGAATTATCAAAAAAGACCAGTTGGGGCTGACCATTGGTTGTACCTGGAAGCAGAAAAACAATTTTTGCAAGAGTATAGAGATAAAAAACATTTGATACCAATAAAAGTATGAGATTGAAATTTTGTAGAGCTCATTATTTACCGCTTTTAGGAAATTACTGTATTTTATGTTGGTTTGTTTTATTAAAGATTTGGATAATTAGAAAATGCAGACCCAAATAGTTCAAGCATCAGGAACTGGACCAGTAAAAGTTGATACTTATGCTTGGCATCCGCCAGAAAGGTCAATTTTTGTTCCATCAGAAGACCCTGAAGTGCTTGTTTTAGTTCCTTGTATAAACCTTTGGGCAGAATATACGAAATTTTGTTTAGATTCTGTTTTTAGACAAAGTTTATCTGAGAATTTAAAGGTTAAAGTATTAGTAGTTGATAATGGAAGTGTCGATGAGACAAAGGACGAGTTGGTAAAATTAGGTTTAAAAAGAAACGATTTACAGTATATTCTGAATAATGAAAATTGGGGTTGTCAGAAGACTTGGAACTACGGAATAAGATATGGATTTGAAAACAACTTTGATTATGTTTTTGTGATAAATAATGATGTTTTATTGCATCCGAAATGTATTGACAGATTAGTAGAAAGATTTGAAAGAAAAGACCCTGATGTTGTATTGGTAAGTGCTATGGACATTCGGGGAGAGTGTGTTGTTCCAACTGATATTTTTCAGAAAGATGATAAGGAAAAAGAAAAAGTTTCAGAAAGTTCGCATCCGAATTTCTCGGCTTTTATGGTAAATAGAAGATTTTTAGAAGAAGTAGGAGAATTTGACGAAGGATTTTTTCCAGCTTATCACGAGGATAATGACTGTAATTATCGTATAAAACTTTTAGGGTTGAAGTCTATTTGTTATCCGCCTGCTATATTTTACCATTTTGGGTCAAGGACTCAGAATGATATTCGATATCCTGGTGGATTCGTTCCCGGAGACCAATTTTTGAAAGGACGAAGTTATTATATTTCGAAATGGGGTGGTTTGCCAGACCAAGAGATTTTTAAATTTCCTTTTAATGATAGTAGTAATGATATAAATTGGACAAAACAGAATCCAAGAAGAAGATAATGATTATTATATCTCGAATATCTTTGTAGTATGGAAGAAAATAAAAAAATTAGTGTTCTTGTTTTGGCAGATTCGCCAACCGTGGCTACTGGTTTTGCTCAAGTTAGTAGAAACATTTTGAAAATTCTTTACGAAACAGGAAAGTATAATTTTGATATCATAGGTATAAATCATGATGGTTCTCCTTATGATAGAGATAAATTCCCGTATAGGATATATCCTGCTACAAATGCTCTTATTCCAAACTCTGTTTATCAAGATTTATTTGGAAGACAAACTTTTTTAGATAAGTTAGGAACTGGACAATATGATTTAGTTTGGATATTACAGGATACTTTTATTATTGAACCACTTGGACCGAAGATTGTTGAAACAAATGAACAATTACCGCTAGATAGAAAGTTTAAGTGGATTTATTATTTCCCGATTGATGCTACTCCTCAAAAAAGCTGGATTGATAATTCGGTTTTATTAGCTGATTTTCCTGTAGCTTATACAAAATACGGATATACTGAATGTTTAAATATCTATTTAGCAGGATTTGATGAAAAAAGTACATTATCAGAAAAAGAAAAAAAAGAATATCAAGAAAAGTATGTGTTGCTTAAATCAAAGTTAAATGTAATTTATCACGGAATAAATCCGAAGCAGTTTTATCCGATTGAAATGACTGCTGAAGAAAGAATGGAACTGAAGAAAAAGTTTTTTGGAGAGGAACATTACAAGAAATTTGTTTTTATGAATATGAATAGAAATCAGCCGAGAAAGGATTTGTTTAGAAGTATGCAGGCTTGTAAATTATTGTTAGATAGAAGACGAGCAAAAGGAAAAGATGATGTCTATTTTTATTTTCATTGTTTGTATCAAGATATTTCAGGGTTGGATTTAGTTGATATGTCAAAACAGATAAAATTTGTTCAAGGGAAAGAATGGGGTTTTCCAAATCCGATGAGATTTACAACTGCTTATGGTTTTCCAATTGAAATTATCAACCAGTTGTATAATGTTGTAGATTGTGTTTTTTCAACAAGTTTAGGCGAAGGTTTTGGTTTATCAGTTTTAGAAGGAATGGCGACAAAAAAACCAGTGATAATGCCAAATAATACTTCAATGCCAGAAATAATTGGACAGAATGAAAGAGGATTGTTAGTTAAAAGCGGAGCGACTGTTCAGGATTGGTTTGTGCAGGCAAATGATAATAATAGAGTTAGACCATTAACTGATGTAAATGATTTAGTTGATAAAATGGAATGGATAATGGAAAATCCAGAAAAAGTAAAAGTAATGGTTGATAAAGCACATCGATGGGTTTCAGAATTGTATTGGGATGGAGAATTGGTAGGGGGTAAGTGGAAATTATTATTTGAAAAAGCCTATGAAAAGGTTTTAGAAGATAGAGAAGTAGCGAAAATAGATTGGAAAAAGTTAAGAAGAAATGATATCTGTCCTATATGCAAAACAAAAAAAGTAAAACAGTGCAAACATCAGAATTTGATAAGATAGAAATAACAAAAAAAAATATCTGCCCAGTATGTGGAAAGCCTTATGATTATCAATTACGGATTACTTATTTGCCCGATGGGACAAAAGAATGTGAACATGATAGTAGTAGAAGTTTATTATATTTTACAGAAAGAGAAAAAAAATTAGCAGAAAAAATGCGCAAACAAGGGAAGTATTTAGTCAAAGGGAGTGATGGTATTGTGAGAATTTGTGAGCCAGTCAGAAATAAGTATGAACAAATTATTGAAAGAAAAAAGAAATAAAGAGTGGCGATGTCCAAGATGCCAAAGGTTACTAGCTATTGAAAATGAAGATGGCTTTTTGGAAATTAAAACAAAAAATCGCCAGGTAGTTAGATTTAAACCTTTAGTAGTAAAAGTATTGTGTAAATGCGGTTTATTCACAGAAATTAGACAAGGACTTGACAAAGGTTTTTGAATTAAAGTAATATAAAGTTAGTAATAATAGACACATTTCTGAAATGTGTGACCGCTGATAGACGGCTCTATTATTGCAAATAACCGGTTTTCGGTTTATTTGTAGTTTAGAGCCGTTTTATATTATCATGCCTTTTTGGGATAACTTTTTAAAAAAAAGATTTATTGAACCAGCTATAAAACCAGTTCTTGAAGACCTTAAAAGAAAAGATGAGGTTATTAAAGTTCAGCAAGAAAAATTATCTCTTTTAGAAAAAGTAGAAAATGTTCCAATGCATTTTGCTACTCCTTTTGGAATTACTGAGGAAAGCATAGGACAGGACATTTACCGATGGAAAAAAATTGTTGATTTCCGGACTTTAAGAGAATTTTCTGAAAGATATGATGTGGCAAGGGCTTGTATTAACAGAAGAAAAAGACAAGTAGAGAAAGCAGATTGGTCTATTACTCCTTTGAATCCAGAAGAAAAGGCAGAAAAGTATCAGGAAGATATTAAAAGAGTAAAAGCTTTTTTAGATATGCCTGGTGGAAAATATGCCAGGTTCAGAGAATTTATTGATGAGTTGGTTGAAGATTTGTTGGTGCTTGATGCTGGAGTAGTTTTTAAGGATAAAGAAGGAGATGAACTGAAAAAATTAATAACTGTAGATGCTGCTACGATTAGATTAAGAGTTTATATGGATGGTAGCACTCCTGAACCACCCGATATCGCCTATGAGCAATGGATTAGGGGAGAGAAGAAAGCAGAATTTACAACCGATGAAATGATTTATTTAATGTTGAATCCTCGGTCAAATAGTCCTTATGGGCTAGCACCTTTGGAAACTTTGATTTTAGGGGTTGATGCCGCTTTGAAATCTCAGTTGTATAATTCAAGTATGTTATCGGAAGGCAATATCCCAGAAGGATTTTTCGGCTTACCAGAAAGTTGGACACCTGACCAAATTAAAGAATTTCAAAATTGGTTTGATGCTATGATTGCTGGTAATCCAAGGTTTCAGTCAAGAATTAAATTTATGCCAGGTGGAAAGGGAGTAGGGTTTATACCAACAAAGAAACCAGAAGAAATGAGATTTTTAGAATATGAAAAGTGGCTTTTGATGAAAACTTGTGCTTTATTTGACGTTCCACCAGAAGAAATTGGCTTTACAGAAGAAATGAGTAGGGCGACAGCTCAGGTTCAGCAAGAAGTTTCTACAAAAGCTGGTTTATTACCAGTTTTACAGGTATTAAAAGAATTTTTTGATGATATTATTCAAATTGATTTAGGTTGTCCATATTTACAATTTAGTTGGTATAGTTTGGATAAGAAAGATGAATTGAGAGATGCCCAAATAACTGAAAGGTTAATTCCGTTAGGGTTAATTTCTGGAGATGAATGGAGACAGCAGAATGATTTACCACCCATTGGTTTGAAACATTATATTTCAACATCAGCTGGTCCTGTTTTTGTAGAAGATTTATTGACTGGTAAAGTCCCTACTCAAATTGCACCAGAAACAGAAGTAGTTGCCGAATTGGCTCAATGGGAAAGGAAGTGTATAAATAGTTTAAAAGAAGGAAAAAGATTTAGACCATTCCAAAGTAAATTTATTCCAGAGGATGTAAAAAAGTTAATTGATGCCCAGTTATTATTTGCTAAAACGAAAACGGATATTAAAAAGATTTTTGAAAAACAAATAGTGTTAGCAAGGCAGGATGAAATGATGCGAAAAGCTTTGAAATTAAAAGAAGAAATAGGTAAAACCGTTCAAGAGTATGCAGTTACTAAAACTTGAGAGACATTTAGATAATTTTTTTAAGGCAGTAAAGATAAATCCTGTCTTGTATGGACTTGAGAGAAGTAGGACATATAGAGAGGTAAAGAATGAATTAGAAAGGGCATTTCTTATTCAAACATCACAATTTTTAAGAAGTGAAGTTTTAAAAGAAATTGAGGAAAGAATTCCAGTAAGCGAGAATACAATTTGGACAGAAGCACACGAAAATCAAATTAAAGATATTATTAGAAAGCATTTTAAAGAATTAAGAAATTTCGTTTCATTGCCTTTGTTAAGAGAATTTTATTTATGGTTGGCGAATAGAGGAGGACAAAGTTTTCTTGATAAGATAAGATTACAGGAATTTAAAAAAGTTGATATTATTGGAGCAACATTTGATTTAAAAGATACGGCAATGATAACGGAATTAATGAATGGAGTGGATTTATTGATTGATGGTTTAGATGATACAACTGAACAATGGTTAGTTAATCAGTTTATTCAAGGAAAAATGGGAATAGAAAGAGTAGTTCCTGCTACTGTCGAAGGTATTAAAAGTTTTCAGTATAATGTAGCATTGCAGGTTGGACGATATTCAAAGGAGGGTGAAAAAATTATTCAAAGTTTGAAATTAGAAGATTTGGGAAGTATAGATGAAGCAGTGGAAAGGACTATTAATGCTCTTCCTGTAGAAATAAGAAGATTACCTGAGGTAGAAAATGCTATTGAAAATTGGGAAAGAACTGCAAAAATGATAGAAGAAGAAATGGCAAAAACAGTTATTGAAAGAAAAAGTAGTTTGGAAATTGCTAATATGATTAGGGAGAAGATTCCAGAAACTTATGCTTATCGGGCAGATACTATTGTTGCAACAGAATCGGCGAACATTGTTAATAATATGGAGTTTGAAACTGCTAAAAGAAATGAGGCAACTGCTAAAAGATGGACAACAGCAGGAATGAATGTTTGTGAAGAATGTATGATGAATGAAGAAGCAGGCTGGATAGGAATAGATGCAAGATTTCCTAGTGGTGATTTAAGACCGCCGGTGCATCCGAATTGTAAATGTTTGTTGGAGTATCAGATTCCACCTTATGTGGGTCGAGGTTGGACAGGAGAATAAAGTCAAATTACATCTCAAACTTTTAATAAAAAGGTCGTAAGTATTAAATAGTTAAACGTAATTTTATGCCAATACCTAAACCAAAACCAGATGAATCTGAAAAAGATTTCATTTCTCGTTGTATGGGGGATAAAGTAATGTTAGATGAATATGAGTCAAGTCAAAGAGCGGCAATTTGTTATTCTGCTTGGAGAAAAAAGATAGGAGCAAAGATACTTGATTGGAAGGTTTTTAGTAAAATAGCTTCAAAGTTTCAAGATTTATTTAAGATTACCGTAGAGGAGGGAGACCAGTATTGGAATGTAAGAATAGAAAATCCTGATAAATATGACCCAAAGAGTTTTAGAATAATCAATATCAATGAAGCAGGAACTATCAGAGCGATAGTTGGATGTCCAAAAGGAAAATTTAAAAATGGAAAATGTAGTGTGGGAACAGAAATACAAGCATATAGATTTGATACTTCTGTTTTTACAAAAGAAGAAGCGAAAAAATGGGTTGAAAGTCATATTTAAAGTATAAAAGTATATGTTAAGGAAACATCTTTCTATAGAAATGAGAAAGAATTTAAGTGAAAGGTTTAAAGGAGAAAAAAGTCATTTTTGACAAGGTGGAAAATCTTTTGAACCTTATTCTCCAGCTTGGACAAAAGAATTGAGACAATCAATTAGACAAAGGGATAATTTTACTTGTCAGATTTGCAAAAAATATCCAGCATTTGATGTTCATCACATTGACTATAATAAAAAGAATTGTGAGCCAGAAAATTTAATTACACTTTGTAAAGGTTGTCATATGAAAACAAATCGTAATAGAAATTATTGGCAAAATTATTTTCAGAATAAAAACCTATGTTGAAAAACCAACTAAAATTTTACATCCCAATTCAAAAATTAGATAAAGATAAGCGAATGGTGTATGGGTATGCGAGTACTGATGCTGAAGATAGTCAAGGAGAAATTGTTGAAATTCAAGCAGTCAAAGAGGCTTGGGAAGATTATTGGAAATGGGCGAATATCAGGGAAATGCATCAATTATCAGCGGTGGGAGTTGGAAAAGAATATCAGTTTGATGATAAGGGAGTTTTGGTAGGAGCAAAAATAGTTGATGATAATGCTTGGAAGAAAGTAAAAGAAGAAGTTTATAAGGGCTTTTCAATTGGCGGAAAAACAATAGAAAAGGAAGGGAATAGAATTAAAAAGTTAAGAGTAGATGAAATTAGTCTTGTTGATAGACCAGCTAATCCTGAAGCAGTTTTTACAATTATTAAAAGAGATATGAGCGAGATTTCAAAGGTCGGCTCGCTTATAAAAGCAATTAAAAAACAGAAAGATAAAATGGAAAAAGAACTTGAAAAGTTTAGTCGAAAAAGCAAAGAAAGTGAATTAAAGAAGCAGGAAACTCCTGAACAGTCGGATGTTCCTGAAGAAGATAAAACGGAAGAAAAGAAACCGACTGAACAGGAGGAGGTTCCTTCTCAGGAGCAGCCAACTGCTCAGAAAGGAGAAAACGGAGATGGAGAAAACGGAGATGGAGAAAACGGAGATGAGGAATGGGAAGACGATTTAGAAGAAGAAGCAATTAAAGAATTTGTCGGCAATTTAAGTTTGCTGGTTAAAATTCTTGAGAAGAAAAAGGCTTCTTCTAAGAAAGTTGATGCTTTGAAACAAGCATTAAATTTGATTAAACAAGCTGAAGAAGAAGAGAAACCCGAAGAGGAAAAACCTGAAGAAGAGAAACCTGAGGAGGAAAAACCCGAAGAGGAAAAAGTAGTAAAGATTATTAAGACAGAATTGGGAGGAATAACCCAAAAGGTTGTTGATTCTCTTGCTAAAGTAGAGAAGGATATGTCCTCTCTAAAAGAGCGAATTGAGAAGTTAGAAAAACAACCTAGAGGGAATAGACCAGTAGCTTCTTACCTTATTGAAAAAGGAGAAAAAGAAGAAGCTAAATCAGTAGAGAATGTAAAGAAAGAATTGACTGAAATAGAAGCAGAGATTGAAAAAGTTCACGATGAAGGAATGACTTTGCTTTCTAACCCTGACCCGATGAAACAGGGGGAGTTAGAAAAGAAGTTAAGAGATTTGGAGAAAAGATATACCGAAAAGAAGCTTGAATTAAGAAAGGTCGCTTATGGAATTTAAAAAGTAAAAAATGGACAAAAAAATTGTAGAACCAGAGGTTCTAAAGGCTTTGATTAACGAGGAACAGACTTTGGCGGCGGTGGCAGAGGCGGTTAGGAAAGCTGCAGTGACTACTGGCACTTACACTTTTTCTCCGGCTACTCGTTCCATCTTTGTAGCAGAAAATCTTGACCCAGTTGTGAAGTTAATTGTTCCAACTGCTACGCCTATTAGAAATCTTTTACCCAGAAAAACTGGGAGAGGACAGGCAACAGCTTGGAAGAAATTAACCTCAAAGTTGCACTATGGTGCAACTGGAACTGGGACTGTAGTGACCTTTGCTGATGGTGGAACACCGAGAGAAACTTCCCAAACTTATTCAGTAGCTACAGCTTCTTATAAGTTATTGGGTAGGAAAGTAAGTGTTGGTCTGTTGCATGTTGCTGCCTCTCGTGATTATCTACCGGTTGAGGATGAATTAGTTAGGATTAAGACTTTGGAAGTAATGTTGGGCGAGGAAGAATTGATTATCAATGGTGATAGTGATGCTGATGAAAACGCCTTTGATGGTTTGTTAGCACAGATTACTACTAATAGCGGGACTGCTTCATTGCTAACCGCCAGTGGTATTTCTGTTTATGACCAGACCATTTTCGAAGCAGGTGGTGGAGCAACCCACTTGTTCTTAGGTCCAAGACAAGCAAGAGCTTTGGCAGATGAACTACAGCAAAGTGGTTCAATCCAAAGAATAATTGTCTCAGACCAAACTGGTGCTGTTGCTTACCAAAGAGTATCAGCTATTGTTAGTGCTGTCACTGGAAAGACAATTCAGTTAGTACCTTCTAGATATATGGGTAGTTGGGCAATTCTCGGACAGATTAAATCAGAAGCAGGAGAAAATTATGTTGAAATGGAAGATTTAATTCCATTGATTAAGATGGATGTGCCGACTACCAGTTTTGCCAAAGATAGTTTCATTGTTGAGGCTACTGTTCTTAAGTTAATCGCAGAACCGTACTGGTATAAAATTTCGGGGCTTGCCACTTGATAGTGGTTTAGCCACCTAAAACTGGTTGATTATTTTGATTGAAGACATAGTTCCTTGTGCTATGACTATTCGGGCAAATTACCTCACCGAGTTTGCCTGAATAGGTGAGGAGCATAGCATAGAAAGATTATGAACAAAAAAGACGAAGAATTTTTTGATGAAGAATCAGAAAATTTACAAGAATTAAAAAAAGTGGAAGAACAAAAAGAGAAAGTTAAGGAAGAAAAAGAGGTTCAAAAAGACCCAGAAGTTAAGATTGAAGAAAAAAATGAAGAAGATGTAGAAACAAATCAAGCATTACAGAAAATTGTAAAAACAATAACTGAAAATGTCCATAAGGAAGTTGAAAAGAATTTCATTATGAAAGAGTTGGAAGAGATTAAAAAAGTGGTAATGGATTTATTTAAAAGAAAACCACCTGAAGTTCAGAAAATAGTTGGTGAAGTAGAAACTACATTTCCAAAGGTTCAAAAAATTGAAGGACAAGTTGAAGTTAGAAATTTACCAGAAAAACAAAAGATTGAAGATGAAAGAATAATTGAAAAAATAGAGAATTTAGAAAAAGCGATTAAAAAATTGAAGTTTCCTGAACCAGTAAAAGAAGTTAGAATTAGAAATGTTGATGAATTTCCAAAACCCCAAAGTACTTTGAAGATTTCCGAGATGCCAACTGATGAATTAAAGAAAATTATTGATATTTTGAAAGCCAATAAGATTGAGTTGAGTGAATTAACTGATTTCTTTGTCAAAAATCCTGATTATTATATCAATGTCAGATTAACTGATGGAAAAGAATGGTATAAAGCATTGAGCGAAGTTGTTGCTGGAATTGGAGGAGGTGTAATTCCTTTTGTTGACAGTATGGGCAGGCAAAAACCAGCAAAGGTGAGAGATGAAGACCAAAGATTAGAAGTTCACATAATGAGTGAGAAAGAATTTACTGTAAGAACTGAATATGATTCTGAATCAAACTTAATATACTATGGAGAAGCTGAACCTGGTTCATTAGAATCCGAAGCTAGATGGCGAATTAAAAAAATGACTTGGTCTGGAAGCAATTTGGTAGATATAAAATGGGCAAATGGAGATACTTTATTTACGAAGATTTGGGATAATAGAGTAACATATAATTATTCGTAAAGATATGAGTTATAAATATAATCCATTTACAAAAGGGTTTGATTATTACGAATCTGCTGCTGGTGGTGGTGGTGGTGGATGGACTTTAGTAACTCATGGGACATTTACCTCGACAGATTTAGATATCACTGGTTTAAATGGAGATACTGATAAAGTTTATAAAATTGTTTTAAGACTTAAAACCACTGAGGCTCAACCACAAATAAGTTTCAATAATGACAGTGGGGCTAATTATTATTATGAGAGATATTGGCAAGGAAATAACGGTGGTTCTCACGCTAATATAGTGGAAATGAGAAATGGAATGACAAGTTTTGAAAGTGCTGTAAAATTAGCAAATAGTATTTTTATGATAATTCATATAATGGCAAAGAGTGGGCAAGTAAGAATAATGTATTTAGAGGGATTTCATTTTTATTCTACTAACACTTGGATAAATGAACAAAAAAAAGGATATTGGAATAATACTACTGATAATTTGACAAGTGTGAAAATCGCCCACTGTATTTACGGAGCAGGAAACGAAGGTGAATATTGGGTTTATAAAATTGTAGGATAAAATGCAGAGGGTTTATTAAGATACAAAGGTCGAGAAAATTATTAAAAAAGTTAAAAGATTACGACAATGAAAACTAATTTAAACGAAAATAAAAATCAGCCAGAAGTTTCAGAAGAAAAACTGAAGGAATTGGGTATTCTGAAAGTTATTAGTGTTGTAATCGGCGAAGACGAAGAAACTAAATATAGGGTAATAACAAACGAAGGAGAAACAAAATTTGTTTCTGCTTCTGAGTTATTATCTGAATAACTATGGACAAATTACAGACATTAAAATTAGGTTCAGATGGAAAGTCCAAGATGAGTTTTAGGATTTGGCGGGCAGACAAACAAAAATGGGAAGTGCCGGGATTATGGTGGAATATAAAGCAGTTATTGAGAGAGTTGAGGATACAATTCCTTAATCTGTTCAGGACAGCGAAAGGATACGCAACGGTTTTGACTCAAGTTGGTGAGGAATGGATTGTGGATAAATTGGACGAAATAGTTCAAACCACTGGAGATTATATCGGCTGGGGAACTGGGGCTGGGACTGCGGGAAAGTCAGATACCACTCTTTTTACTGAAGCATCAGAATCAAGGGTCAGTGCTACCAGAAGCCAACCAGCGACGGACAAAATCAGATGGGTTGGGACTTTGACGGCCGACGGGACAAAGACTATCACCAATGCAGGAAACTTTACCGCTGCGAGTGGTGGAACTTTGATTGTTCACGGAGATTTTACCGGTATTAGTTTGAGTAGCGGAGATAAGATAGAATTTACGATTGATATTGAGATAACATAAAGTTAAAAGCACTAATGAAATAGTTTGAAAATGTGCTTTTGGCATAATTTTTGAGATATGATATTTGAATTTATTAAAAATCACGGCGGATATTGGTTCGGACACTTACCTTATATTAGACAGGCGGAGGAGTTTATTTGGAAGCACATCATTATCCTAAATTATTTTCTCAAATTATAGATGAATATAAAATTAAAACTATTGAAGAAGCATTATCCTGCGAAGAGTTATGGAATATAAACAATGGTCGGACTCTTTGCCTAAAATGTCATAATGAGACTAAAAAGAAAGGTTAAATATGGCTACATTTTATTTAGACCCAATAAATGGAAACGATTCCAATGATGGTTCTACTTGGGCTTTGGCTTGGAAGACGATTACAAGCGGGGCAACAGCAGCTAGAATAGCCCCTGGCGATATTATCAGAATTGCCAAAAGTCCAGCACCAACTTCTATCGGAAACGCTACTTGGACTAATCTATCAAAGACGGTTACTTTAGCTTCGGCTCAAACTGCCAATATAGATAGGTGTGAAGTCGCCTGGACTGCGGCTAATGGTGCAACTGTCACTTTAACATCGGTTTCAACTGATGCGAAAGAAGGTTCATATTGTATGAAGATTGCCTTTCCCGCTTCTCCAGCCACTAATACAAAATATGCTTATTTTGCTACAGGCACTTTAAATTTATCATCTTATCAAAAAATATCTTTCTGGATTAAAAATTCAGCTGCTATTGCTAATGGGACAACGCTTAAAGTGGTTTTATGTTCTGATACAACTGGAGACACAATTGTCGATACTTTTTATATTCCAGCAATTCCTTCAACGAATAGATGGTTGCCTCTAACTATTGCCAGAAACGGTGGTGGTAATTTAGGTTCATCTATTCAATCAATTGCTATTTATACAGATGCTTCTCTGCCGACTGGCTCAAGTTATATTTATGTAGATGATTTTATCGCCTGCACAACTGACGGACTTAATCTTCAAAGTTTAATTTCTAAGAATTCCGCCGAGCAAGGCGGAACAGAGGGCTGGTATGGAATACAGAGCATAAATGGGACTACGGTTTTATTGGATACTGATACAAATACTTTAGCCAATGGTGGTAGGGGATATTCAGGAACTACGGAAACCGTAACAACTTATAAAAGAGAAACAATTAAAACTGATTTGGCTTCTGCTTCTGGGACAGCCGTTCAAGAAGTTCAAGATAGTGGAACTTTGGGAAGCAATATAGAATTTCAGGGTGGCTGGAATACTGCTACTACGGTTCAAGATGGAGAAACTTTTTTTGACGGGTTAAACGGATATGGATATGGACTTTATTTATTTTCAAAATCTTATATTACCTTTAATTATCTTAATGTTTGCCGTTACTACTATGGGGTCTACTACAACAACAGCAACAACAACACCATCACCACCCTTTCAAATGCTAACAATAACACTTCCTATGGGGTTAACTATTCCAACAGCAACAATAACACCATCACCAC